GAAGTAATTCATAATCCATATCAATAAAACTAATTATGTTTTTTAGCATATAAAAATAAAACTACATGAAGTCAAGTATAGATCACGAAAAGATTTTCTTTAACTATTTTTTAACAAAGCCACATTATCTGAAAGGTACAGGTAAAGGCTTTTTTGCAAATAGAGATTTAGATCAAATTGCAAAACTCTCAAAAGATTTTTATTTAAAGTTTGGTGAAAGCCCATCTAAACAACAGATGTCAGCATTGGTCAAAGATGATCCTAATGAAATATCTCCCGATATTGTAAAATCTATTTATGATATTAATATTAATGAATATGATCAGGATTGGCTGAAGCGAACCGGCGAGGCGTGGGTTAAATGGAAACATTTTGATAAACAATTAGTAAGAACTATTGAATATGTAAAAACACAAGATGTATCACCAGAAAATGTAGAAGATGTTGTTCAACGTGCAATAGGAATGATTTCAACTGATGGTTCAATTAATTTTGATACTGATACTGGTTTAGATTTCTTTAATCCTGAATCTCATATTCAGAGAACATCAAAGAAAATAGAAACAGGTTGGAGTTTTGTTGATAGAGTATCAGGAGGAGGATATGATACTAAATCATTAATCGTTTATGCGGGAGAACAAAATATTGGTAAATCTATATGGTTGGCTAATGATGCAGCTAACTTTGTTAAGATGGGCCATAATGTAGTTTTTATTACAGCAGAGATGTCAGCTCAAAAAGTACTAAAAAGAATAGGATCTAATCTTTTGGATATTCCTATGATGGATTATGACAAGAATTCTGCTAATAGAGATTATATGAAAAGAAGATTAGAAAGAGTATCTCGAGGATTATTACCACCAGGTAAATTATTTGTAAAAGAATATCCAACTTCACAAGGTACTATTCCTGATATTGAATCTTATTTAAAAGATTTAGAAGAAACAACTGATCATAAAGTAAATGTACTCGTTGTTGATTATATAAATATCTTAGCTAATTATAGAAATCCTAATACTGAAAATACTTATATAAAGATTAAACAAATCGCAGAAGACTTAAGAGCATTAGCTGTTAAAAGGAATATGCTGGTAATATCAGCTACTCAAATTAACCGTGGTGCATGGGATGCAACTGAGGTAAGAATGGAAAACATTGCAGAATCGGCAGGTTTGGCTCATACTGCTGATGTAATGTATGCTCTTATCCAAGATTCAATAATGCACTCAGAACGTGAGTATTGGTTAAAGGTTTTAAAAATTAGAGACGGTCAAGGTAAAGGTTCACGCTGTAAATTTAATATTGATTATGAGCGTATGCGTTTAACTGAAACTGATGAAATAACAAATTAAAATAAAATTATGTGGGGAAAAAAGAAAAAGAAACTTACAAAGGCAGAAGAAGATAAAAAATCTGGCTATCAAGAAAAAGATAAGATTTTTAATAATACATACGGTGAACAAGATTTAGGAGGCCAAAAAATAAATTTTACAGTATCATCCTCTTGGGTTGATTCAATGGATCCAGATGATAAGCAGCATTATGATTCCTTATTTGAAAGAATTGACTCATTAATTAAAGGAAGTGAATTTGAACACTTAAATGAAGCTACACCTGAAGGTATTATTAAAAAGTTAAATAAAGTACAAATTAATAAAGTCTTTTTTTACATTATAGAAAATACAGGAAGTGATTACACTAGAATAGATTTATTTAGTGTTCTTTCAGATTACTTTGATGTATTTCCTAATAAATTTTATAATTCGTTATCTAATAAATTTAAAGATGAACTTATTAAAGAATTAGATGCTAAGTACAATATTTTAGAAAAAAGAAAAATCAGAAAACTCTTTTAACATGGCAAAAAGAATTTGGATGATAAGTGATTCGCATTTAGGGTGCAGATCAAATTCAGTCTTATGGTTAAAAATTATAGAAGATTATTTTTTTAATTTCTTTATACCTCTAGTAAAAAAGGAATATAAAAAAGGTGATGTTCTTTATCATCTAGGTGATGTATTTGATAATAGACAAAGCGTTAATCTTGCAGCACAAGATTTAGCTATTAGAGTATTTGAGGAATTAGGTAAAATATTTCCTGATATTCATATCATTGTAGGTAATCATGATATAATGAGAAAAAATTCAAATGAAATTTCATCTGTTGATTGTTTAAAATATTTACCTAATGTTACCGTATTAAAAGAACCTAAGCTTTTAAAATATAAAAATGCTACATGCTTACTCATGCCTTGGAGAAGAAATCACGAGCATGAAAAAGAAACTTTGGATAAAATAAAAGACAAGATTGATTATATGTTTTGTCATACCGAAACGCGAGGTGTACAAACTAGCCCTAGCACAAAGCATTTACATGATGGTGGAAATGAAGTAGGAATCTTTAAAAGATTTAAGAGAGTTTATTCTGGCCATATTCATTATAGGCAAGATAAAGAAAATTTTGTTCTTGTAGGTAATCCTTATCAAATGACGAGATCTGATAGGGATAATCAAAAGGGAATATACCTATTAGATTTAGAAAGTGGAAATCATCAATTTTTTGAAAATCATTTAAGCCCTATTTTTATAAGGTATTATATTAATGAAATATTAGAAATGAGAATGGAGGATGTTGCAAAAGAAATAGAAAATAATTTTGTAGATGTTTTTATTCCGTCTAATGTTTTAGGTAAGTATAATATTAATATGTTTATGGATTATCTTGATGGTTTAGCTAGAAAATTAGAACCAAGAATTTATGATGAAGAAAATCCGTATGATAGAGAAGACGGTGAAATGTCAGACTTTAATGGTGAATTAAATTTAATGAATATTGCAGCTGAGCATATAAACTCTTTAGATTATGATGATGATTTAAAAGAAAGATTAAAAGTATCAGTAAAAGAATTATATAATAGAACACTATCACCTAACTATGAAGATTAAAAAGGTAGAATTTAAAAACTTTGCAAGTTATGGAAATAGATTGCAAATAATAGATTTTGAAGAAGATAAGAGTAACTTATATTTAGTACTAGGTGGAAATGGTGCAGGTAAGAGTACACTTGCTAAAGTCATAACTTATTTATGTTATGGTAAAGTAGAAGGATCTACACTAAAGGATTTGCCTAATAGAGTAAATGGTGAATTGTACGGAAGAATATGGCTAGAGTCTAAAGGTAATCATATTGAAATAGAAAGAGGAATTAATCCTGGAGTTTTTAATGTTAAAATTAATGGATCTGAATATGATGTTGCAGGAAAGGTTAATTTACAAGATTTTTTAGAAACCGAAATATATGAAATACCTTATCATGTATTTAAGAATGTAATTATTTTATCTGTAAATGATTTTAAGTCTTTTATAACAATGTCTCCTTATGATAAGAAAAGAATTATTGATAAAATATTTGGTTTTTCAATAATCAATGAAATGGCCGAGGCTGTGAAAGAAAAGAGGAGGAGTATTATCGAAGAAATAAGAACTTATGAAGATGAAATTAGAACTCTTAATGAATCTATCGGATCTGTTTATGATAAGATAGAGCAAATAGAATTGTTAACCGCAGAGAAAGATAAATCTAAAGTTAAGAAACTAAAAGATAGTTTAATTTCTTTAAATGAAAATAGAAAAAAATTAAATACTTTTACTAAGTCAACTAAAACAAAGCTTGAAGAGTTTGATAAAGATTCTAGAAAAAAAGCATCTGATTACTCTTCATTACAAAATAAAATTTCTAACATTAAGAATGATCTAAAGTTATTTGAAAATTCAACATGCCCCACTTGTACTGCACCATTAACTTCCGATTTTCATTTAGGTATTAAAAAAGAAAAAGAAGATTCTTTAATAACCTTAAATGATCAATATGAAACTGCTAAAGATGATTATGAAAAGGCCGAAGAAAAATTAAATGACTTAAGGATAAAGGGTAGGCAAATACATGTAAAAGCAGGTCAATTAGAAACTCAAATGGAGGCCATTAAAGATAAGCTAATTGAATTATCGGAAAAAGATGAATCAGATTCTTCAACTAATCTAAAGCAATTAGTTAAAGATTTTAAAATTCGCAAGGCTGAGAAATCAACAGGTAAACTAAAAAGTGAAGCCGATGATTTTTATTTAACGATACTAGAAAACTTAATGGGTGAAGATGGTATTAAAAATTTAGCAGTAAGATCTATACTCCCTTCTTTTAATAATCATATACTTTTAATGGGAAGAGAAATGGGAATTCCTTTTGGTATTAGATTTAATGAAAAATTTTATTGCACTCTACATCATTTAGGAACTGAAATAAGTGCAAAGACATTAAGCACCGGAGAAAAGAAAAAGGTTGATTTTGTAATTATTATGGCTTTAATGAAAATGATTAAAGTTAGGTTCCCATCTCTAAACATTTTATTCTTAGATGAAATCTTTTCTTCTATTGATTCTGATGGTGTATATCATATAATTAATATCTTACATGACACTATACAAGATATAGGTCTTAATACTTTTGTAATCAATCATACAGTATTACCTAGTGAATATTTTGATAAAAAATTAGAAATCACAAAAGATGCAGGCTTTAGTGAATTTACAATTGAAACTATTGGATAAATATAATACAAGTAAAAATTAAAGATGACGAATGTCAGCATATAATCAAGAGTTTAATAAAGACAATACTATACTGCGTTATATTATAGTAGCTCTTTTAGCAGAATTAAAAGATAAAGTATATTTTTATAATCAAATAGATGAAGATACATTAAAGAAAATACCTGTGCCTTTCTTTTATTCTATTACAGGTGATGGTAGATTCTTAATGGATAATTTCTTATTTGATGCAGAGGCTGCTGGTAAAGCTATAGGAGATTATGAAGTTGTTCCAAGAGGTATAATACAGCTAACTGGAATATCCATAGATTCAGGTAACCAAACAAATAAGTTTGCTAGAGGTGAATTTGTACAAGAATGGGAAGGTATTTTAAAAACCTTTTCAATGGAAACAAATTTTTTGCCTATTACTATGAGTTTTGATTGTACTGTAGTATGTTCAGCTAATTTAGAAATGTTAAAGGTAACTGAATCTTTAATGAGTAAAATATACAAGAATACTTTATTTCAGATTGATTTAGGAATGATGAGAGTTGCAGGAACTTTTGCAGTACCTGAGGATTATCAACAAAACAGATTATTTGAATTTCAATTAAATGATAAAAAGGAATGGAGTGTAACATTTCCTATAGAAGTTAATTCATTTATGCCAGTTTTTGAAAGTGGTATTTTAATTCCTGAGGTAAGTCTTATGACCAAGCATGCAATTAAAGCTAACCCAACTGCTGCAGGTGTAGGTATGTTAAGATCAGGAACTGATAATGAATTAGGTATTTACTTTGGTGGAATATTTCAAAAATTTAAATATACAGAGGATAGTTTATTAAAGGCTCAACCTGCGGGTACATTTAGCAATAAAGGTTATATTAATCCAGACTCTATACAAACTGGGCCTCAATATAATGAATCACAAATAACATCGGCTCCAATTGTACCTGAGGATCCAGAAAGCCGTATTTATAGAAATGCAAATGCCAAACCTAAAGTAGATGAATCAGGATTAGGTAGTGTTGATTCTGGATTTGACGGATAAACAATTAATCAAAGAGACTTATAATATATAAAACAAATCAAATAGTGTAATATGGAAAACACAGTTAACGAAGGACAAACGCAAGTTTATGCAGATGGTCATATAGATGCTCAACCTGGCGTAAATACTAATGCCCTTTATCTCAATAACCCTAAGCAACAATTATTGGATATAATCCATGTATTGTTTAGCCAAAGTGGTAGAATGTCAGATGTTGACAACGATGGTAAAATTGATCATAGCGGATCTATGACAGATCAACAAGTTATGGCAATACTTGTAGGAATGGGCATTCCACAACAAATGGCAATGAGTGGTATTGCTAAATATCGCGAAATGCATAAAGATCAATCCGATATATACACTGAAAATAATAATCAAAAAAATCATAACAAAATGAAATTTACATTAACAGACCTATACGAAAACGTTATGGATAGTATTAATGGATTAAAGGCAATGGATAATGATAATTCCAGAGTTTCGTATTCTGTTAAGGAATCTTTAACTATTTTGGAAGAAGCATTAACTGCATTCCCAATGAAATTAAAAAATGCAGATCTTTCTGCAATAAGTGAAGAATTAGAAAACTCGGTTAGCCCAGATCTTAAATTCAGTATTGCAAGAAACTTATATACTAAATTATCTCAATCAACTTGGTTAAATCCAATTTCTGAATTAAGAGAGTATATAATGGAATCATATAACAATTCTAAATGGTACTTTAGAATTAGTGAATCTATTGAAAGAACCTCAAACCAAAAAGGAAAATTAATGGAATCATTAAATTCTGATTTAGTTTCTTTATTAAATGAATCAGATGTAAAGTCTAAGTTTTCCGTAGTTGCTGCAAAGCACCCATGGTCAATGGATGCTAAAGCAATTGTAAATGAAATGAATGCTGAAGATAAGAAAGTTGCATCTACTTCAAATGGTAAAGTTGTATCTGTTCTTTCTCCAGTATTAGAATCTGAAGAAGGTTTAACATTCCACTTACACGGAAAGAATTATACTTATAATGGTAAAGACATTACTGAAGCTAATGTAACTGATCCAAGATTCTTTGATATTACTGAAGGATTAAATATGTTCTCAAGAAATGGAAACATTCTTTCATTACATGGAGAAAATGGTAAATCATTAGAATACAATATTGCTGAAGGTACTTTAACAATGGGTAAAGTTGATATGACTAACTACAGTATCATTGAATTGAAAGAATCTTTATTAGCAACTAATTTCTCTGGTTACAGAAATCAATGGCAAAATGATAAAATTTGTAAATTCTTTGAATCAGTTGATTTAATTGCTGAAATGGATAATTTTACAACAGTACAAAATCAAGAATTTTTAGATGTATTTTTAACAATGATTGGAGTAAATGAAGGAATTTACATTAATAAAGTAAATCCTGGAATGAACTTAAATGAAATGGTAAAAATTGATACTGCTTCTGAAACTGTTGAAATAGTAAAAGAATTTATTAACTTTGATGTTTCTCCAATTCTTTCTGAAAGATTAATTGCTGAAGATAATGAAAAAGCAATTGAAGAAAATAAAAGAAAAGATCTTACTGATTCTATTTCTTTCTTAGAAGAAAAGAAATCTGAAGTTGAAGCTGCTATTAAAAAGTTAGGTGAAACTGAAGAATTAACTGAAGCTTTAAATTTATTAGCTGAAGAGTTAAAAGGAAAAGAAAAAGAATTAGCTGATTCATATATTTCTGAAAAAAAAACTAAAGACGACTATTTAAACGATGGTTTCGTAGAAGCATCAATTAAAAAAGCTAGTCAAGGTTTAAAAAAGAGACAAGAAGTATTAGTTAATGCTGAAGAATATGCTTCCTTAGGTGATGATGATTTATTATCTATTATTGTTCCTAAAACTGGAAAGAGTATTGTACTTCCTAAAGAAGATTTAGAAGTTAAGATTTAAACTCCATATTATATTCTAATTCAATATAATTAGAGGACCGATTGAACATTAAACAATCGGTCCTTTTTTGTATATAATAATAAATAAATTAAAGTTAATGGCAAGAAAAAGAAATTATTTAAATAATAGAGACCTCCTTGAACAGATCATTATATCTAAAGAGCAAGGAGAGTTAACACCGAAGGCGTTAGAATTTTTAATGCTATTAGCTGATAAGTGTTCTAGAAAATTAACATATAGAGATCCTCAAGATAGAGAAGATTGTATAGCATATGCTTATATGGATCTTTATAGATATTGGAGAAATTTTAATCCCGAAAAAAGTACTAATGCATTTGCTTATTTTACTGAAATAGCAAAAAGAGGATTTGCAAAAGGTTGGAATAAATTACATCCTAAGAAATATCATGGCACAGTTTCAATTAATGGTAGTGCTGATAGTGAAGGCATTTATACAATATAAAATGTTAAATGAGTATAAAGAAGGTAAAGCCTACTGTAAAATCAGGATTTAAACAAGGTTATTATAAACCAAAGTTTCCTCAAAAATATAGAGGAGAAGGTCCTATCATATACAGAAGTAGTTGGGAAAGAAAATTTTGCCATTGGTGTGATCATAATGAAAATGTGATTTACTGGATATCCGAACCTTTCTCTATACCTTATTTTAATCTTTTGGATAATAAATTTCATAAGTATTATCCTGACTTTTTCTTTAAAATGAAAAAGGGAGATATAACACAAGAATATGTAGTAGAGATAAAACCTAAAGCACAATTAACTAAACCTAAGGAACCTAAAAGAAAAACTGCAAAAGCAATGAAAAATTTTAAATATGCGTATGAATCGTATGTTAGAAATTTATGTAAAACTAATGCATTAAATAAAATGGCAAAAGAAAGAAACTGTAAAGTAATGTTACTCACAGAAGATTCAAAATTATTTTAATGGCTTTAATAGGACAATTTAAAGAAGACTTGGAACTTTACCTCGCGGAAAGCAAAGGTAGAACTGGTGCGTCTAAGCAATCAGAAAGAGATATAGTTAATGCAGGAGCTAAATCTGACGGTGTTCTTAACCCAGGACAAATGTATAGTTTTTATTATTATACTAAAGATGAAGCTTTTTATGATTCTAAACCTTTGGTTATAGGATTAGGAGAATCTGATAATGGCCATCAGCTAGGAATTAATTTACACTATATGCCTTATGAAGCAAGAATTCCTTTCTTAACAGAATTAACTTCATCATTATCATCTACAATAAAAGGTTTAACAAAAGGTAAAGCATTAGGTAATCCAGAACAACAAAAACCTATAACTAATTTTAGGTGGGAGTTTGTCAAAAGAGCTTATGGCAAAAAATATAATTTAACATACTGCACAAGGCAGTATATGATAAAGAAAATGAAAACACCTTATGTCTTAGGATATGAGGATTGGTATATTGGTGGAGTTAATAATGAAGATTATTTTTATGGAGGAAATATTAACCAAGCTCAAGCATTATACTACAAGAATATATAAACTAATAATAAAAATAGATTATGGCAGGTTTTACAGATAGAAGAGGTCCTTTAAGCACTGGTAATCCAGTAAGAAGACTTCTAAAAGATCTTTCTAATTTAGGAATGGCATATGATGATATGATCATTCGTAATTCACGTGCAGTAGGTTTTACTGAAAATCAAATGGGTTATACATTTAATCCAATGGGATCTGATAGTGATGATATGTATGGCGCTTTTGCCGCATTATCATTAACAGATACTAATCTTAAAAAGAATATTGCATTTTTTGATCAAGATTATGAAAGAAAAAGAGATCAACTTAGAACTTTTGCAGTACAAGATGAAATAGAAGATATATTAGATGTATTAACCGATGAGGCGATTGTGTTTGATGAATCTAATTATATGGCTTATGCTGAATTTAATGGTCATATTGGAGAATCAATAGAAGAGGAAATAAATGATGTATATAATAATATCTATAATTACTTTGGTTTTAATGATTCTGTATCACCGTGGAATTATTTTAGAAAATGGCTAATTGATGGTTTTCTTGCTTTTGAAATAGTATATAATGATAAGCAAACTGAAATTATTGGATTTAAAGAATTAGATCCAATATCATTAATGCCTGGTATTGATACTGATGATGGCAAAAAGGTTTGGATTCAATATAAAGGCCAAGGTGCAAAAGAAAGAACCTTATGGGATTCACAAATAATTTATATTTCATATTCTTCAGTAAATTCACCAATGAGAATATCTTATGTTGAAAGATTAATAAGATCTTTTAACCTTTTAAGAATAATGGAACACAGTAGAATTATTTGGGCTGTATCTAATGCTTCATTTAAAACACAGTTTACAATACCTGTTGGCGGTAAATCTAAAACAAGAGCAAAGCAATCTTTAGCAACATTAATGAATTCATATCGTGAAGTTGTAGACTTTAACTTTGAGAGCGGTGAGATTCAAACCAATGGTAAACCAATGATGCCGTTTAATAAAGAATACTGGTTACCTTCTAAAGATGGTGAAGCACCAGAAATTCAAACAATAGGTGGTGATGGTCCAGATCTTGGAGATACTGAATCTTTAAAATACTTCTCCGATAAATTACAATTGGCTTCAAAAATTCCATTCTCTAGGTTTGACCGAGAAGGTGGTAATACTTATGATATGGAAGCAAGTGGTATGTTAAGAGATGAAATTAAATTTGGTAGATTTATTTCAAGATTAAGATCAATATGGCAAGAAATATTAGTTAAGCCTATGTATCTTCAAATGTGTCTTAATCACCCAGAATTAAAAAATGATATTGCGTTTAAAGCAGGATTAGGATTAAACTTCATGAAGGATAATGTTTTTGAGGAAATGAAAGAAATGGAACTTCAAACTAAACGTGTTGATTTTATAGGTAATATGAAAACACAATTAAGTACAATGACTGCTGAAATGGAAGAAATACCATATTTTGATTTAGGATTCTTAATTAAGAGATACGGTGGATTTACGCGTGATGATATTAAAGCAAATGCTCGTGCTAAAGAACGTACTGAGTTAGAAGCTGAAGGTTATAAGGAAGAAGATATTGAAAAGATCTTGTTAGGTGCTAATCCTAAAGATTTTAAGCCTGAGAAGAAATCTGATGGTATAGATGAAGACCCATTAGCTGGAATCTAAAAACTATCAAGAGTTATAATATATAAATCAAATAAACTAGAAAGATGTCTAATAAGAAACTTTTAATTCTAGAAAGATCTAAGTCTAATTTAAGTATGACAAAAGATGCCGATGGCTCTGTCGTGCTTGAAGGTGTATTTACAGAGATTGGAGTAAAGAATAAAAATAATAGAATATACGAAGAAGCCGAAGTACTTCCTCATATTAACGAATTAAAGGAAAAGGTAAAAACTAACAAACTGTTAGGTGAACTTGACCACCCAAAAGATTTTGATATTAGTCTATCAAACGTTTCTCACGTTATCGAGGATTTAGACTATGATAGCAATAAGAAACAAGTACTAGGAAGAATTAGATTACTCAATACTTCAAAAGGTAAAGAAGCTCAAGCTTTAATAGAAGATGGCATTCCTCTTCATATTTCAAGTAGAGCAGCTGGAACAGTTGATGAGTCTGGAAAGGTTAAAATTAAAAAATTCTTTACATATGATTTAGTTGCTGATCCTGGATTTGAAAATGCAGAATTAGCCAGAGTTAATGAATCTTTCGGTTTTGAAAATACTGAAGGTTTATACATTTATGAAATGGATAACTCAGAAGAAGAAATAAATAAAACAAATAAAACAGATCTAACAATGGAAAATACATCAGACAAATTTGTAACTGTTGAAGATTTTAATAAGTACACTGAATATGTTAAAAATACATTAGATAGTGTTAAAGAATCTGCAAATTCAAATAACGATGAGTTAATCGAGAAGCTAGTTAAATATACAGAGCATATTGCAGAGAAGGTAAATCAGGTTACTGATTATACTGAATACTTATCAGAAAATCTTGACAAGAGTATATCTCACTCTGACTACTTAGCAGAGAATATTGATAAAATTAAAAATTATGCTTCTTACTTAGGAGAGGAACTAGACAGTTCAATCCAATACACTGAGCATGTTGCTGAACAAGCAGACAAAGGAATTGAATATTCTAATTATTTAGGTGAAAGTCTAGATAAAGGAATTAAATATTCTGAATATGTTGCAGAAAAGGTTGATCAAAATATTGCTTATTCTGAATACCTTGGTGAAAATGTAGATAAGAGTATTAAATATTCTGAATACATTGCAGAAAATGTAACTGCTGTGAATGCTGAAGCAATTAATGAATCTACAGTTAATGAATACGGAAAGATGAAAGAAGGCTACACTCCAACAATGGAAGAAGTTAAGAAATGTATGGGTGAAGGTATGAAATATGAAGCTATCTGCGAAAAATATCCAGATGCTGATCATGGTAAGATAAAAGAAATGTGTGACAAATGCATGCAAGAAATGAAATCTTACAAAGAATCTATAAGTGAAAAATTAAATGATTTAATTTCTAAGGCAGAAGCTAAGTCTGTTAATGAAATGCACTTTATGAATTTCTTATCAGAATCTAAAAAGAATGAATTTGATTCTTTATCTGAAGATAAAAGAGGTTTAATAGTTGAGTCAATGAATAAAGATTCTATTATGTCAACTGTACAAGCTGAAAATGTTTGGGATTCATGTTTTATAACAGAAAGAAAGTCTATTAACTTTATTGATGATATGCCATCAAAGTATTCTGATAAATGGAATTCTCTTTCAGAAAATAGAAAAGAACAAATTATTGCTGAATCTAAATTCCACTCTTTAAGTACTCCTTATGCCATTAATAACTTTTGGCAGACAAGAGATCTTAGAGATACTCAAATGAATTTACAAACAATTAATGAAAGTAAGACTGCTGCTGAGGCTGCTCAAGAAAAGAAGGAGCCATTATTGAATGAATCATATCAAGCAGACTTAATTCAAAAAATGAAATTCAGATTAAATAGATAATCATTTAATCTAAAAGATATAATCGAATAGTCAAGAAGAAAAGGACTCAGGCGATTAGAAACGGAATATTAATAGTATTCCACAAAATGCGAAAAATAATTTTTTAAAAATGTACGCAAATCAATTAATCAACGAGGCTGAGGTTCAAAAGACTTGGGGACCTGTTATTGAGGAAAGTACTGGAATTACTGAAAAGTCTAAGTTATCTTGGATGTCTAAGTACTGCCATTACCATAACCTTAATGAGAGTGTTTACAATACTGTACACCTTAACCCGAACATGAATGTTCAAAGTATGGGTAACGTTACATTGCCAGGAAACCCTGGATCAATGAATGCTTTCCCAGCACAAGCTGCCGGATCTGGAGACAGACCTTTTTCTTTGTTACCACTTGCAATGCAAGTAGCTGCACAGACTGTAGGTTTAGACTTAGTTCCTGTAGTACCAATGCAAGGACCAATGGGAATATTAACTTATTTGGACTTTGTATACGGTGGAGGTAGAGACTCTGGAGCTCCTATTAACGGAAATCTAGATGTTGAAGGTTCTGCTTTATTAATCAAAGCTGATGCTATCCCTGCTGTGGGTGGTGCTGCTAACTGGGCAGTAAACGATGTTATCTATGTAGGTACTAACGTTGCTGCAACAAACGGACCTGCTTACGAATTAACTTTCGTTGGTACGTCTAGAATTGATGGTTTAAAAATCTTCAGAGTTAGAGGATATACTGGTGCTCTTGATGCTACAAGTGGTATCGGACCTGGAATCACTAACTCATTTGCACAAGGTGCTGAAGCAACTTTTGAAGCTATCTATTCTGCAATCGCTGACGGTGTAAGTTTCTATGCAGAAGCTGGTATCGCTGGTGGTGCATGGCCTGCTGCCGCTGCAGGTAGAGCTGCTGTTCCTGGTGAACTTGCTGCTACTTTCGTAGGTGGTGTTGCTGGTATGGTAACAGCTGGAGCGTTTGCTGCTGCTGGAGCTGCTGGTGGTGCAAAACTTTCATTAGTGAAAGCATTAGAGGATCATATTTCTGGTTTCTCTGGTAACGCATTCCAACCGGATAATAACCCTGCAACTTTAGCGCCAACGTTTGCTAACCAAAGTATGAACGGAACTGACCCATACCTTAGAGGTGTTGGTGAGTCTACTGTTGATAACGTTATGGGATTAAGCTTATTCAACAAGTCTGTTGCTGCTGATACTTTCCAAGTAGCTGCTGCTGTGACTAGAGAACAAGTTCAAGACCTTAAGCAATTTGGTATCGATGCTGTTGCTCAAGTAGAAGCAGTATTAGTTAACGAATTGACTCAGTCAATCAACAAATACATCTTGGATAGAATATTTAGAAACGGTGTAACAAATGCAACTAATGTGTTTGCAGTAAATGGTACAGTATTTTCAGATAACTTTGCGTTAGCTGGTGGTGTTGCTGCTGCTGTTACATTAGGTGCTAACAATGCTAATAATACAATCCAAACAATCTTAGCTCCTACAACTAACGTTAGTTTAGGTGGTACTACTGTTGGAGATGTACAACGTAGAATTTACACTAAGATTCTTGCTGCTAGTAACTTAATTGCTACTAGAGGTAGAAGAGGACCTGCAACGTTTGCAGTAACAGGTGGAGAAATGGCAACTGCTCTTCAATCTGTAGCTGGATTTATTGCATATCCGTTATCAAATACAGTTAATCAAGCTGGTGGATCTTTATATCCAATCGGTGCGATTGCTGGGGTAACAATCTATGTAGATCCTAACAGAGCCTTTAACGACCTTACAATTTGTGTAGGTAGAAAAGGTGATGGAAATTCTCCAGGATTAGTATTCATGCCTTACTTAATGGCAGAATCAGTAGAAACAATCGCAGAAGGAACTATGGCTCCTAAAATCGCGGTTAAATCTAGATTCGCATTAGTTGATGCAGGATTCAACCCAGAATTAATGTATTACACTATGAACTTTAACTTAGCTCAAGGTGTTAACTTAATCTAATAATTAAGTTTATATACTTATTCATAGAAAGCCACTCTTCGGAGTGGCTTTTTTGTTTTATAAACTCTGATATATAAAAAAAATTAAAACTATCCAATGAAAAGGTTAAAAACATATAATGAATTTGTTAACGAAGGAATAATGGATGTTATTAAGGCACCTATTAAATACGTGAAGATTAAAAATAACTTAAAGAAATACCAAAAAGCTAAAGTAAAACAAGCTCTTAATGATGTAGATTTTGCTAAGAGAAAAGATAAAGGTGCAGACGAAATGACAGCAAAACAAAAAGAAGTGTTAACACAAGCTAATAAAGCTAAGAATGCTGCT